CACAGGACCGCCTTGGCTGTACAGGCTGGTAATCTTTCCTGTGCCCTTCGTCGCCTTCATCAAAGCGTCGAGTGCGCCTAAGTCAGCGGGTGGTTCAATCGTGACCTCCGTCAGGTAGTAATCCTTTTGCACTTTGATCTTTACAGCCATCCTGTTTCCTCCGCTGCTGTCGTTTTACGACTCTGTTATCACTGTTCTCGGATTGCCGCCTTGCGCACCCTTTTGCTTGATCTGCGGCCCTTTCTGTCCTGATGGAGGCCGGCCACCGCTGGGCGCTCCGCCACCGCCCTTGCCGCCGCCACCGCCACCACCCTTGCCGCCTTTGCCGCCGCCACCTTCTTCCGGCGGCTGAATTCCCAGTTGCTTCATGAATTGCGCCGCCGCTGCCGCTGCCAGAATCTTCAGCTTCTGTGATTCAATCTCTTCGTTGAACCACTTCTCGTGCTCTGTGGTTCCCTTCGCCTCGCCATAATTCTCCACGCCGAGCTTCTTCATCACCGTGGACCACGAGATAGGCGCATTGCCGCGCTTGAGTTGCAGATATTTGAGCTGCTCCTGCATCTGCGTAATGCGCAACAGCGTGTTGGGAACCGAAGCCAGCCGCACCTGGCGCGCAAACCACCGCGCGCGGGTAAGTTGGTCATAGTGTGATGGCGTCTCAGGCAGGTAGCCGTTGATAAATTCATCCGGCATGTGGCTCGGCACCAGGTCGTCCGGGTTGTAGTCAAAGACCTCCGGGGCAATGTTATCCGGTCCCACGTACTCCATCATGCGGCGCACGTTAAACCATTGCAGAATGAGAAACTTCATCCGGTAGCCGACCGCTTTGTTTCCTTTCTCAATGCGCGCCGCAATGCCCTTGGCGATCGGACCGATGGACTCCAGCATCTTGTCGGCTGTCTCGCTGGCAATGTTCATTTTTATGTTTTGCAGGTTGCCCAGGTCCTGCAGCCCAAGCTGCATCTGTTTGGCGGTTTTCAGGTACTCCAGGAATTTGAAATGGACGGCATCTGCGCGCACTTCGTCCGGCAAAATTGACTGCAAAATATCTTTTGGCTTGCCGTCCACTCCGTAGCGCACGTCTGGCTCGAAAATGTCAAAATGCTCAATCTTCGGGCCGCCCGTTGCCGTGTGGTCGTAGCCGATCGGCGGGTTCAGCGTCGCGGTAATCACCTGGTCCAGCTTGCGTTCAATCTTTCTCGTGGTGTTTTCGATCGTTCCCACGTCGCCCACAAGAGAACGGCCCAGCGGCTCCCACGCCCAGTCGTCCACGGTGTACTGCACCACCGGCATCTTCCCATCCCAATCGAAACTTGGTCCGTCGTACATCGGCTTGTCGAGCCCCGTGCTGCTGATAATCAGCCGCAGATTGGGATACACCCGGCAATCTTCCACCATCGCCGGCCGCATCTGCGGCTGGCCATTGCGCATCCCGCCAAAGATCGACTGACCCACGTATGGCACCTTGTAAAACCAGGTCGTGTCCGGGTCGCCCATGGGCAGCTCGTAGCCGGTGGTGTTGATGCGCAGGTCGCGAATGAAGGTGTAGCGTATCTCGCAGTAAAGATTGCCAAAATTACGGCTTTGGTCGCCATATCTGTACCGTTCGGTGAAATCAATGCGCCGCGCCTGCATCTGTGTCCGGTAGTTGCGCGGCCCCACCGTCTGAAGCTGGCCCTGGAAGAGTGGGAAGCGTCCGTGAGCTTCGGCAATCGGCATGTAATCGTAGATCGTGACCGCGTAGGCATCCTGAACGTCGTTGCTCCGCGGTATCTGCACCGGAATCACATCCAGCAATCCCAGCGCGTCAAAAACCATCTTGCGCTCGCCGTAGCCGTATTCGTCGGCGCGTACCTTCGGCCACAGGTAGCCGATGCCCATCACGCTGGCATATTGCAGCACTTTGAGAATTTGAAAGGGAAAATCAGATTCGAGATAAACGCACTTCGATACCTTGGTCAGCATCTCCGCCATCTTCTTGTAGGCCGGAATGTCCGACCCGTAGGCGGCAATCTCGCGTACCTCGGCCAGCGTCTCGCAGAATTTACGAATGTCGTATTTCAGTTCGTTGGTGACCAGCGTCGAGCGGGAGTTGTCTTTGAATACGGCGTCGAAGATGCGCAGGTTCGTGCTCAGATTCTTGTAGCAGGATTGGCTTTCAAGAAAGCCTTCCCCCTCTTGAATCTGTTCTTCGACCCAACCGATCCGCGTTTCCGGCGACGTTTCAAAGCGCGGCACTTGCCACTGGACAGTTTCCAGCTCCATCAAACGTCCGTTTCCGCCCCGGTTCTCTTCGTTTGCGATTGCCGCCGCGCCACCCTTTCCCCCGCAGGCCGCATCCGCTTATCTTGTGCGCAGCATAGGCGAAAATAATTTTCGCGTCTATATTCTTTGCCTAAGTCAATAAAAATTATGTTGTTGCTCTATTGCAATTTATTAGTGCTTTTACGGTGTTTTACGGTTAATAATTGTTTTTCTGCTATGCGCTTCACTCGCAGAGACAAAGAAATCGCCAGAGACAAGTTGGAACCTGGCCATTCGCCGGTTTTTTAGCGGCAAGGACCTGCAACGTGCATTCCACCGCCAATGCCGGCAAATGGAAGCAGTAGGTAAATCAGCCATATACAAAATATGACTGCAACGATGACGCGCGCCACCTGTCCAAATGGCGCGGGAATAGGAATCAAGCTGATAACCCACCAGATCAAACCAAAAATCAGGCATATTACCAAAATCGTTATTAGAAGAGAAATCATTGTTGCACCTCGATTCCACCATGAGTTAGTTGGAGAAAAATGTACGGTCTGAATTGCACATTCGCACTCTTTAATGTCCCTTCTCAAACGCTTCTGCGTGCAGGTAGCTTTCCCGCTTGCTCTTGGTTCGGTCCGGCCGCGCGTCGTATAACTCCAAATGCCGGCGCAGAAACTCGCGGTTGATGTTGTTCCTGGCATTCGCCATCAAATGTAGTATGTGACTGCGATGGTTCGCTCTCATGCGCTCTTCGATCTCGTCGCGCTTCGCATCTTCCTGCGCTTCGCGCTCCGCTTCTTGGCGCCGCATCTTGTGTGACCAGCGTTCCGCTTCAAACACACTTCCGCAAACAATCTTTTCGTGAAACGCTGGCGCCGGATACTCCTCCGGCAAGCCCATTTTGATCTGGCCACTGAGGGTATCCAGCCAAAAAACGATCTTCTTTGACATTTGTGCGTTCATAGTCTTTATTCCCAGTCCCCTACGCCCACCAAACTCGTCGAACACTCCGCCCGGCTCACTGGCGGATTCTTGTCCTGCGGCGGCGAATAGCGTTTCTGTGCGCGCTCGGCAAGAACGTCGAAATCGTGCGCCGTGAAAAATGACTGCGCGGCGGCGCGCACCCGGTCATCATGATATCCGCTGCGGTGCTCCATCTTGGAGATCCGGCCCGCTGCGGCATGGCGCTCCAAAGTCTTCAATTCTTCCACCAGCCACTTTGATGCCGGCCGGTACCAGCCGCCGTTCACCGCTTCGGTGAAGCGCGTCATCAAGATCGGCACCGACCAGACGTTCGAGTACCAGCCTTCCTTCTTGCTGCTATCGTCGCGGAGCTTTTTGCTGTCATAGCGCCGTGGCCGATGGTGGTGGTGGAAGCCCATCAGCTTCAACTGGTGCTGGCAGGTATCGCCCGGCCGCGTGATTTGCTCCACGCAAAATTTCACGCCCCGCGGATCGCGCGTCCGTTGCCCGTACCAGGCCGCCATGCAAGCCGCAAACCCGACAATCTGCGCGGAATTGATGCGGTTCGATACCAACTCGGCAACCTGGTAGTCAAACTCGTCGCCAAAACGGTTGCGCGTCATCGAGGCGCAGGTGCGGTCCTCGTCTTCCTTGCCCAATCCATCGGCTGTATCGATCCCACAACTGTAGTCGTAGCCTTCCTTGGGCTCTTCGTAGACCATCAGCTTGTCAAGGGTTTCCGTTTCTTTTTCTTCGTCCACGGGCTTCAGCGGCACCAGCACCCAGTCGTACTTTTGTCCCCGGTGCGATCTCCATGTCACTCGAATGTGCGCCCTGTCGTAGTCGATATCCCGTTCCGCGGGCTCAAATCCATCGTCGATCGAGTCTCCGGTGATCGCGTAAGCCTGTACGGGAGACTTTCTCGCGCCCGTCTCCACGTTGTAGATGTACTCTTCCATTTCCTTGACCGTATCCAGGTCAAAAACGCTGTCGTGAACTCCGGTAAGCGCTTCAAAATCATCGGCCGGCATCTGTGCCGCCCAGATTTTCTGCGTATGCTTTTCTCTCGCTTCCCGGTAGCCGAATTCCCAGAACCATCGCTGCTCGATAGGCATCCGCCAGTCGGCGCCGGCTATCTTGGCCAGATAAGGCGTGTTGCGTATATAAGATTCACAGCGCGCCACATGCTTGCGTGTCTCGTCCATCGGCCGCCAGCTTTCAGGCACCGGGAATTGCCGCTTCCAATCCGCCTCTGGATAAAGGTCGGTGGCCATCGGCCAGGGAATAAAGATCGGACAGAGCCGTGATTGGCCCAGCGGCCAGTTTTTCTTGCTGTCACGCCAGGTCTTTGCCAGCCATCCGGTGTTGCCGCCGCCGGTGCCCTCGAAGACCATAAATAGGTAGCGCGAGGCGTGCGTGGCCGGCAGCAAACCTTCTTCAATC